CGTTAAGCGACAGAACGCTGTCCCCGATATAAAGCCACCCAAGTAGGCGACCATACTTCCCGACACCACCCACAAGTTCAGTCCTAATAGTAAGCTCGTCGTCACCAGCAATGGCACCGTCCAGTTTCTCTTTGAGCCAGTTTGTTGCGTGGATGCCAAGTTCTTTTTCTTCAAGATTTCTAGTCCTCTTCTCAGGTGTATCTACACCAGCTATTCTAACACGTTCTTTCTTATAAAGATCAAACCCTAAGTCAATTGTAACATCAATAGTGTCACCATCAAGCACCTTGTCTATCTGTGTCACTCGGAAATTGTAGCAGCTCTTCCTGCTCGGTGGTGTCATCGCTCCCATTTGGCCAAAAATTATCGTACTGAAATATGTAGTAGATCACAACCCCTACCCCCACAAGAAGGATAGCAAGCATTATATTAATAGACCAAACTACATCGTACATCTTACGTGACCTATAACTTGTGATGGATAATCAATTAGAATCATAGCATCATCAACCACCTCTGGTGGTACAACTATACAGTATCCAATACCCATATTAAATACTCTCTTCATTTCCTCTTCTGGTACCTCACCTGCAAGCATAACCTTACTAAAGATCTCTGGCATTGGCCATGAATTCCAATCAATATGTGCTTGCAATCCTTTAGGTAAACACCTTGATACATTCTCAACCAGTCCACCACCTGTGATGTGTGCCATACCTAAGACAGGCACCTCATCCAACAAACGTTTAACAGTGGCAGCATATATTCTGGTTGGTTCAAGTAACTCAGGTGTTTCTTTATAGTATAACTTATGTCTCCATAGCATATCATTAATCAGTGTGTACCCATTACTATGAAGTCCACTACTTTGAATACCAATGATTGCATCACCAGGTTTGATGATACTACCATCAATAAGATCAAACTCCTCTACTATACCTGTACAGAATCCAGCAAGATCGTATTCTCTCTGTCTGAAATGCTCTGCTGTCTCTCCACCAAGGAGTTCACAACCTGCCATCCAACATCCCTTAACGATACCATCTACTATAGATGCTACGTTAGGATCTAATTTCTGAGTAGAAATATAATCCAAGAAGTATAGAGGCTTAGCACCAGAAGTAATAACATCGTTGACACACATGGCAACGAGATCAATACCTATAGTACTATAGTCACCAGCAACTCTTGCAATATTAATCTTAGTACCTACACCATCAGCACCAGAAACCAAGATGGGTTTCTCATACCCTGCAGGTACCTTAAACATACCACCGAAGCCACCTATGGAAGGTGCCTTCTCCTTGAGTTGCTCAACGAAAGCATTACCTGCCTCGATGTCAACTCCAGAAGTTTTATAATCCATTAAAAAATATTCTCTTCTTGTTCGCCTAATAGAGTTACTGTATCAGATGTAGGATATGCAACACAAGTAAGGACGTATCCTTCTTCCATCTGATCATCATCTAAGAAAGATTGTTCTTCCTGATTGACTGATCCTTCCTCTATCTTCATAGCACATGATGAACATGCACCTGCTCTACAAGATGAGGGATGATCCAGACCTGCCTCCTCTAATGCATCTAAGATAGTACTATCTTCTGCACATTCAAATGTCTCGACAGAATCGTCTGGTAATTTAAGAGTTATTGTAGCCATGATTTTTATACAGGGTGATGTATTTATTGTACGTGAACGACACCTTTCATGCCAGCACCAGCATGAGGTTCACATTGGAACTCATACTCTCCTGGTTCTGCAAAGGTGACAGAGATTTCTTCCCCACTCACAAATGCTAAGTCTGGATGACTTAACTCTTCATGGTCAAGGAATACTATATTGTGAGGTGGTAAATCACCATTCACGAATGTAACCGTATCACCTGCAGCAACTGTAAGCTCAGAAGGATCAAACACCAAGTTCCCATTAGAACCCATTTGTATTTCTGTAGCATATGCCTGTGCCGCTAGTGTCATTGATAAAAATAATGACGTAAGCATTATTGTAAGTCTACTCATCCACCACATGATCTCATGTTTATATTGTGTTAGTGTCTTCATTATACTAGGTCTCCATGCAGGAGTCAATAAAATGAGGATGCTCCCTTAGATAGGAGACATCCTCTTTGCTGTGTTCTATTGCTTCAAATGCATTCTCTGCATACTCGCAAATTTCGTGCTGTTCTTGTAGGCTATCGTGATAGCCAATGGTATAGTGGGACATGATCTTTCAACTCCACATTACACCAATATTTAGTATAAAATTAGGTGTTAATACTCACACATGTCAGGGCTCGGCTACAATAAGATAGCACCTATAACGAATCCCTTAGCAAATGAAATGACAACTACTTGATAGTCTGTCCATCCAAATTTGTCTTGGCATTTTTTGATAATTTTCTTATCCCATTCGACCACTTTGTCGAAGGCACACTTAATCTTTTTCATTTAGTCTGTCCAGAAATTGTCTGCGTTGTGCCCATGTGACACCACTAGTGGAACCTTTGCAGGGATTGATACAACGTTCACTATTTATATCATTACATAATAATCCAGCAAGATCATGTGGACATCCAATCTTACCTGTAGCCCAATACAACTGACCGTCTAACCAACGTGCTTCACAAGCAGGACATATCTTGAACATAAAAACCTACGCGAGAAAAAATTATCCAAATTTTTTTTTCGACTTTTTTTGGACCAGAAAGTCATTTTCCATCAGGGGGTCTCCACATTAAAGCCCACCCAAGGAACAGTCCACTACAAAATGCAACTGTCATCCATAGTTCATGGTTAGCCCATACTAATGCTTCATTCATCAGAAATAATTTATGTTGATTATGATTCTACTCTTTGAGTTAGTACATGTCGTACCACTGTGCATCATCTGTGTTGGGAAAGTAATCAACCTATTCTCTACACTCTCAACCTTAGTACCATCCTCAAACTCTGTGTATCCATCATTGGTATTACAATAAAAGATAGAGGTAGTACACCCATCATAATCAAAGTCAGTATGAAATCCATGTCTTACTATCTCTTCTGTCCTAACGTTTAGGTTAGCTTTAACCCTTACTAAGGATCTCAAATTCAAACCGTCAAGGATAGGAGATAAATTAAACAGTTGATTGCTAGTGGACAAATTGTGGTGGTACATCTCATGAAAGAACTGAAAGTTATTCATGGGATCACATAGTATAGGATGCTCGTCTTCTCTGTCCTCATTAAGAACATGTTCAGTCCAGTACCATGGAAAATTATCTCCACAGATTAGATCTCTGATCGGTTCCCACTGTTCCTTTGAAAGGAAGTCATCATATATTTCAGGCATGTATTTCACAAGTTGATTCTGGATCCCAACAGTCTGGGCACTCCATCTCTATCTGATAATCATGTAGATGATGAAGAACCTTATCATATTTCTTAGCAAGATCTGCATCCTGACTACTGATAATACTCCTATAGTATTCACAGGCATGTATGATGCGTCTAATATCTCCTTCTCTAAACTGAATCATAGTACTTGTACCACCCCCTTTACATCTGGAATATCTTCCATAAGTTTACGTTCTATACCTTGCTTCAATGTCATGGTACTCATAGCACATGTAGCACATGCACCACCAAGTCTTACCTTGACCCAGCCCTCTTCTGTCTCCACATACTCTAAGAAACCACCATCAGCTTCAATGTATGGTGCGAGTTCAGAAAGAACTTCAATGACATTGGTATCATTCAATTCCATTGACGTACTCTACTTGTATTGGTTTATCTAGGAGATCTTTGATGCTCATGTATGCATAAGCAGTAAAAACTTGTGGAACTATGAAGGCAACCATTGCTACAGTCCAGAAGACATAGTAATAGTTCTCTTTAGTTTGTGTTCTCATTATCCTTGCCAAATCATATCAGGCATTGCTTGAGGTGCCTGTCTACCTACTGTAAACATTAGGATGAAGTATCCTACAAACCATATTACATTAAAAATCCACGCTTGTCTATACAAATATTTGCGGATGCCCATAGAGATAACAACCCTTCTAATATCCTCTGGGTTATCCTCACTACCTCTAGCTCTAAAGATCTGCTCAATGATCACCGCAATGATTGTACCTATCACTAAGGGATAGAACACAAAGTTTGCAAAAGACATTATTGAAATTAGTAAAACCATTACTCGTATCCTTTTTGTTTTTTCCAGTCAGCATACATGCGACCAAAGACCATACCCTCATGTGATTTGATAGGATCTCCCTTTAGAATCTCCCTCTCTCTATCAGTGAGTTTGTTATTCATGGTGAGATATTCTTTCTCCCACCCTTTAATGTCATCAATCATCGTCACGACTTCTTAACTCCACGTTGAGTAAGTAAAACCATACCACACCAAGTACTATTATGGCAAACATCCTAATAGAATCAGGTGATGTATCAATCATCTTCTAGGTATGTATCTCTGTGCTTTCTGTGCTGTCTCTTGTATCATTGGTATCATATCACTCTCCACCTTCTCTATTACATCATCAATAACATTCACATCTAAGTCCATGAATGGTGGAATGATACCAAGTATTCTAAGTAACCCATCAACAAATAATGCCAGGCATATAAAGCCTAGTATCATACTGATGATGGTAGCATCTCTGTTATGTTTACGCATAGATGCTTCATCGATTGCCCTTGCCTCAGCGAGAGCATCAGCAATCATCTTGTCCACCTCCTTCTTTGTGTAGAAGTTTCCTACGATGGGTATGTCATGTACATCAGGACTCATTTAACCTACTTCTATTCCTCACAATAATTCTATCATTTTCATAGTCTGCAACAAACTCAAGGACATCTTCATGATCCCACATGAGTTCTTCATACAATGCATTAAGACGATCCATGTCTTCCCATAGATCATTTACATGGTGGTGAGGTTCGTTTAATTCCATGCGTTTTTTACTATTATATATTCCACGACATAAAAAATGAGGGGTTTGACCCCCTCATTGTATCATATTTTGCTAACAGTGTCAACCTATAGCAGGTGCTACAAGTGCAACCTCAGTAACCTCAGCTGCAGCGAGGTCAAGTGGGAAGTTGTGAGCATTACGCTCATGCATTACTTCCATACCTAAGTTTGCTCTGTTAAGAACGTCTGCCCATGTAGGAACAACACGACCCGAAGCATCTAAGATACTCTGGTTAAAGTTGAATCCATTTAGGTTGAATGCCATGGTTGATATACCCATGGATGTAAACCAGACGCAGACCACAGGGAACACCGCTAAGAAGAAGTGTAGTGATCGTGAGTTGTTGAAAGAAGCATACTGGAATATTAGTCTACCAAAGTACCCGTGGGCGGCGACGATGTTGTATGTCTCTTCGGATTGTCCAAACTTATATCCATAGTTCTGACTTTCATTGTCAGTTGTCTCTCGTATCAGTGACGAGGTAACAAGTGAACCATGCATAGCAGAGAACAATGCTCCACCAAACATACCTATCACACCTAACATGTGGAAGGGATGCATGAGGATGTTATGCTCTGCTTGGAACACAAACATGAAGTTGAACGTCCCTGAGATACCTAATGGCATTCCATCAGAGAAAGATCCTTGTCCGAATGGATAGATGAGGAAGATAGCGAACGCAGCAGAAACTGGTGCACTATATGCTACACAAATCCATGGACGCATACCTAAACGGTATGATAACTCCCATTGGCGACCCATATAGGCAGAGATACCAATGAGGAAGTGCATTACTACTAACTGATATGGACCTCCGTTATACAACCACTCGTCTAGAGTAGCTGCTTCCCAGATGGGATAGAAGTGCATTCCGATAGCGTTTGATGATGGAACGACAGCACCAGAGATGATGTTGTTGCCATAAAGAAGTGAACCTGCAACGGGTTCACGAATGCCGTCGATATCGACGGGAGGAGCTGCAATAAATGCAATTATGAAACAAGTAGCTGCAGCTAGAAGGCATGGAATCATTAGAACTCCGAACCAACCAACGTACAAGCGATTCTCAGTGGATGTTACCCACTGGGTGAACTCGTCCCAATTCTGCAAGAATGAGCTGTCTCTTCTTTGAAGAGTAGTCATTTGAAAAAAGAGTGCGGTGTTTACTTGTTATGATAAGACATTGTGACCCCGTGGTCTTGGTTAGGGGGTATTTAAAAGTCCATATCCTCCTTACTGGAGGCCCTAGGACCATACGGGGGGACTTATTGACAGTGCCCTTGCTAGTATTATATATGCAGTGTAAAGTTTTGTCAAGAAGACAGTTCAGAAACTGGCATCATCATACTCTGGATCCTCTAGTGCAACGATCTCAAACTTATGAAGATGACCATGATGCTTAACTAAAAACTCTTCGAGATCATCAATACTGATGTCAGCCTTCAAGACTTCCTCTCCTTTATAGACATGAAAAGAAAGTCCTTTCATACCATTAACCTCGTCTAATATATCCGAGTAGGACTTTGAAGAATGATTTCCAACCATCTTTAGAATCTCCTGCTAGTTCGTCAAACAAATCCATGTTCAACTTGAATGCATAATTTGCTTCAGCAATTATAGCATCAATCTGTCCCTGGTCAAGAGGTAGACTGTCTAGTGCAGCACGATACTTATTCTTATACTCTTTCTTATCATCTATCTTATCAAACTCATAGAACTTTAGACCTTCACCTTCTCTTAGGTTCAATGCCTTCTCTGCTATGCCTTTAAGTATCTGACCACCAGATAGATCACCAAGGTACCTAGTATAATGATGTCCTACCAACAGGTAAGGATCTTTATCTGCTACCTCATGTACTCTCTCAACATACTGAACAGCACTCTCTGATGGTGCAATGATTGCTCTCCAGTTAGGACCATAGTAGTACCTAACATCCATCTTGAGTTGTTCTATACGAGATAGTTCTGGGAAATTAATACCATCAATATACTTATCACCCTTCAACCTCTCCATCTCTTCTTCAATAGCAGCATAAACAAAATAAAAATCTTTTATTAATGTCCTATAGTTCTCTCTGCTAATGACACCACGAAGAAATGCAGCGACGAACTTTGTGTTCTCCGCTGCTGAGTGTGACTTCTTAGTACCTAATTTTATATCCTTAGATAACGTGGTCATGATTTAAAATACTTTTGTATTACGTCAATCTGATCTTGATACTTAGCAATCATATTCAACTCCTCTTCAATTGCCTCAAGGACATTTGAATGCTCACCAATACCAACTGGGTTGGTAAGATATACTTCAACGTTTGCTTTATGCTTGGCGATA